CATCAATATCAACAATATCCAAATTAGCAGTTCCATCAATATCCATGTTGCCAGAAATGTCTAATTCTGTTGCTATAACTTTATCATTAAATGTAGCTGCACCTGCTTCACTACCATCAAGAGTAAGCATTGTAATATAAGAAGTAGCATCGGTTCCTTTGAATATAATATCAGAATTATTTGCTGTTGCATCAACTGTAATGTTTCCTGAAGATGTAGAAAGAGTAACTGCTGCATCTCCTGCTGTAAGATCATCAGCTGCCAGTGCACTAGCTCCTGGAATAGCTTCCCATGCAGGGGCTGTTCCTGCACCAGTAGATGTTAATACTTGTCCATCAGTACCATAATTAGCACCTCCAACACCTAACTCTCCTTGAGAAGTAAATCTAAATTTTTCTGTAGCGGCTTCTGAATGTCCTGTAAAAAATAATAAATCTGTTGCATTGACTGAAGCACTAAATGTACCTTGAGCCATAGCTTGAATGGAAGCAGCAACTGTAATAGCGTCTGTTCCTCCAGCTTCAAGTGGAGCTTGAAAGTCTATTTTTCCTATTACATCACTTGCATTAATATCTGTTAGCGATGTCGCTAAAAGAAGTTTACCTGTACTGGTAGTCGCATCCGCAGATGCTCCCACAATTCTAAGTGTGTCTATACTTTCATCCCATTCCATGTAGGCACCAGCCGAAGCACCAAATAATTTTACATCTAGTCCTGTGTCATCGACACCAACTGTAACTGCACCACTAAATTGTGAAGCACCAGCAATATCAATTGAACTAGAAATGTCTAATGTTGCAGCGTCTAATTCACCAGAGATTGTTAAATTTCTTTGTCCTGTTGTATCTATACTTGAATCTGTTGTAACCACTTTAGAAGCAATAGCTGTACCTGCTGTTAATCCGTCTAATAATTCTAATTCAGCTTCTGCAAGAACAGCGCTACCAGCAGTAAAAGCTGTACCTGTCACAATACCAGTTGAAGTTATTGCACCAGAACCAATAGTCCCAGCAACTGTTAATGCACCATCAGCCAGTGTTATTAAATCAGTGTCGTCTGTATGACCAATTGTCGTTCCGTTAATTAAAACATTATCAATATCTAATGATCCACCACTGATTAATCCTGTAGTTGTAATTGTAGATGACCCTGTATCAATAGTACCAAATCCTGAAGTAATTGATCCAGAATCTAAAGCACCTGTTGTAACAATACTAGAACTTCCTGCAATTACACCATAGATAGATCCAATAGCTGTACTATTAATTGTAATAGCATCTGCTTCTAATGTTCCATCTATATCTGCATTTCCAGATATATCTAAAGTTGCAGCATCTAGCTCACCTGACAAAGTAATATTAGTAGCACCAGTAATAGCACCATTCAGTGCAACAGCGCCATTAATATCAATTGTTGTTGCAGCAATTTGTATTTCTGTGTCTGCTACTAAATCTAATTGACCATCTGTACTTGAATGAATGTATAAAGCTGTATCATAAAAACAAAGTTTATTTGTGCTATTTAAAGTTAAACCTGTTCCATCAGTATGGGTTAAAGTTGTATCTTGATCAGCACCAAATTTAATAACTGAACTGTCTGCTAAAAATAAATCTGAAAATTCTAATGCAGAAGTACCAAGAGCTACACCGTCTGCTGATGAAGGCGCAATAGCACCTGTTGTTATTCTAACTCTATCTGTTCCACCAACTTTAATATCTATTTGATCGTCTGTATCTGCTGTAATACTTGTATCAGCATCAGCGTCTAAAATTAATTCATCACCATCTAAGTCGTTTGATCCAACAGACGAGATACCTGTATCAACGATATTAGTTCCATCAGCAAATAAAATTTGTGTACCTTTATTGGTTGCAGCAAAAGTAAATCCGGATGCTGAAGCCGCTTTAAATAAAACAGTATACGCTCCCGATGTTGCATTTGAAACAATGTATGATTTTACTACGTCAGCGGGAACAGTTACTGTTTGATTTCCTGTAATGGTTCCTGTTAATTTAATAATATGATGACGAGCTTCAGAAGTTGATGCTGTTGAATCTCCATCAGTAATAGCTAACGTGGTTGTTTGTACTCCACCCGCTATAGATTTTGAAAGATAGCCACCAAAAGCTTGTTCTAGAATTACTAAATTCGTATTAGTTGTTGTTCCCCATGTACCGGCATTCTCGCCGGTTGTCATCTTTTCTGTACCAAGTACCGTATATGACGATGCCATTAAGCGCTCCCTACAAATATTTCAACATCACATGATGCTGTATCTGTATCAACTGTAATATCGACTAAGTCAGAAAGACCTGAAGCTAAAGCTGATCCTGCCGCTTTCATTGTATCTACAACGCCACCACTATTATCGCCTGGATAAATAAACGAGTGACCTGCATCTACTTTCATTTTAAATTCTGTATTATCTTCATCTCTAAAAGTTAACACAATATGATTCGATGAATCTAAATTTGTAATTCTAATATATCGTACATCACCATCATCAAACATTCCTGCAACATAACCAACTTTATTAGCGGTTACACCTACACCACTGATTGCTGATATAAATCCTATTAATCCACATTCTGTTGTTGAAGCAGTTACAACTCTTTTTGTAATTTCATTAACACTGGAAATATCTAAAGATCTTTCCGATCCATAATCTATGTTGTTGAGAGTGATTGCTTCTTTTACTGATACTGTTAGTGTTGCCATAGTTTAATCCTTACGGTGTCGGAGACTGAACGGGTATACGTGGTTCACCATCCGTATAATCGTCTCGTCTTCGTCTACCTAATTGTTCTCCACCGAATTTTTGAACTTCGGTTTGATACTTTTGTTCATATAATTGTAGCATATCCATTGGGCCTTTTAAATAACTAAATGCTTCTACCAAGCAGGCATATAAAAGTCCATTGCCAAAATTTAAACTTAAAAAAGTTGTCGTATTTGCTGAACTCAATCCTGTTGGTCTAGCATTATAATGAATTTTGTACATAAAAGCTGAAGAAGGTGTTGGAACAATTGTAATTCTTCCTGAAGAAGTTGCACCAGTTCCTTCTGCTCCTCCTGACATAGCATAATATTTTGGTGTGCCAGTAGTCGTTTCAGCTGCATCATATTCTCTTAAAAAACTAATATCTTTCTTCTCCAGCCAGCTATTAGCTCCAGTTGCAACCGTTGTTGAAGTATAAACTTGAAGTCCTCTGACAAATAAAGTTCCAGCTGGAGCATAAACATTGTCTTTTGAGGCTGTTAAATTTCCAAGCATTTCTTTTCGATCTGCGTCAATTGGAATTTCTCTTTGTATTCTAAGCTCTGAATTATCTATAAATTGATCAGTAATCGTACTTGAAAGTACGCCTGTTCCGACTTCAGTATAATTCTGAATTGCTGTTGTAAGTGTTGAATATGTAAATCCGGCCATTATGCACTAAGAGTTGCTGGTCCTACTGAAACCGGAAACCCTCCTCCTTTCACGCTACCTGCTGTTGCAGTGTTTGTGTTAACTGTAAAATAAAACCAATCTGTTGTAAAATCTGTGTCTCTATCACCGCTAACATACTTACCTGTAGTAATAGCATAACCCGAAGCATATGCAATATTTGATCCTGCTATACCATCAAAACTACCAGGATCACCATAAGTGCCTGAAGTTGTTGGTGCTCCTCTAAATCTGTACGTTGATCCATTTGTCAACCCATGATCTGGTGCATGAACATTAATAATTCCTGATGAAGCTGCATATGTGGTAAATGGATCAGGGATTAATAATTGTGCTACAGTATTTTCTGTTCTGTCAGTTCTAGAATTTTGTAAAGCTTGTGCATCTCCACCATGAGGTCTTGGTTGTAATTGAGGTTGTTTAGCTTCATATTCAGATTTATGAACAAACATTCCATTCCATTCTCTGACCATTTCATTGTATGGAAAAGCCATCCCTGATCGGTCTGATATTGCCTGTGCGTATTTTCCTCTTGCGTATGCCATTATTCTTTATCCTTCTTTTTACTCTTTAATTTTTCTCTCAACACTTTCTGTGCAAGCGCAATTGCAGCCGCGGTATAAAGTGGTTTATTAGTTGTTGGATTTGTTATGCCTT